ATCATCATCACGGGTTAATGTCCAACGCGACGTTACCGAAGTAACGGCTTCGAATGACAATGTAACCGCCTGTGAATCGCAAGGTAGCACAGAACGGGGTCATAAGAAACAACGCGAGTGTGTTGTATGATCGCCACTTATAACGAACGAATCGGCGACACCAGCAATCGTAAACCAACCGAACGCGGCCATAAGAGAAGGTGAGCACTCATCGGATTACTCCGGGTGGACCACTCTCGAGGATCCCGACCGTCTTGCATGAACAATGTTGTCCAGAACAACTGAAAACTAACAAAGACATAGACGCGTGAGGGTACCCCAGTCTCAAAAGACAATGGTAACAGCGAAAGGAGGTTACGTTTGGTGAAGATAAGTCATCACGTAACACCACAACTCGGGGTTCATGCCGGCCAGGCAGAGGAACCGCGGAAGCAGTGCTTAACAACACGCAAACCCAGAAAGATTTATACTGCTATCCCAACAGTGTGGCTGCAGCTCCAACTACTGTAGGTACTCAACGTACCCTACACGTAGCCACTCACCTGGCAAAGGAGGGTGAGTCTGCAGAGAATCGTCCCAAAAGGTGGGACGGCCGCCCATTGCGACGGAGCTATCAAACTTCATTAAAGGATAGACTCCTCCATCTGAAAGATCTCCGGCGGTCTCACAGAGGCGACGACTGTACTCAGGTACACGATCGTCATCCGCATGGTGGAAGAGCGGCTCAACACGGCCCCATCCAATGATGGAGAGGTTCGGCTCACAATGCCCGAACTTCACAGCAGGGATGAAACGGTAAGGTCGGTTGTCGGGATTCATGAGGTATCGGAAGGACTCAATTGAATAAAGAGACTCAGAGATATCGCACTCGTCAAGGTCTAATCGGGTAAATACCGGTTCGGATACTTTTCGATGATCCCACTGGGCGCAGAATTCGTCCAGATTGTCGTCGGATTCCTCAGGGACGTCCTGATCCGAGAAGCACCATTGATAGGTGCCGACGATGAAGGTGGCGTTGCTGACGATGCACCCGTTACGCCTCGAAAGGTCGCTAACAGCATCCCGATAAAACGGAGACGACTTAACGTCTGTCGCATATTTAAGGCACGTAAGCCTGCCACGATTAATTCTCCGGGAATCGCGCACCGAATAGCGCAACCCTCGGAGGGAGAACTCCTTCAATCTCATTTGGCGCAAATAAATATAATTAAACTGTCTTAATTCCTGCTCGTCAGGATAATAATGCGCAGAGATGGGCATGCCGTACCCTCCAAATCTCTCAGGAAGGTACAAAGGAACATTGCCCTTATCAACGAAGAGATGATCGTTATACTCATAAAAAGCTCCTAACAATCGATCTCTCATCGGTTCGTCGTGACCCCATCCCCGCAATAACGCGGTGGCACGGGCACCGATAGTGGTGCTTCTGTCATCCAACTTTTGACAGGAGGTCTCACGATCGCCCGAACGCTTCATTCCAATCAACAACCCCGAATTTAAGAACGGGAGGAGTGGGTACCCTTCGGTACGCCGGTCGAAACTATTCGACGGAAGCGCGTTGATAAAGAAATCAGAGTTAATAACCATGAAATCCTCAGTGAAGTATGTCTTTCCAACGGAGGGGGTAAGACCAACACTTTTCGCCATAGACGACCAACTGGCATAACCAGCCTCG